ATTTTATGTTACTGTCTACCACTGGAGTGATTGCGGTCTATGATTTCGTTGACGCGCCCAACCCGACGAGCTTCAAGGTGCTGCTCTTCAACACTTCCGGCACACGGGTCAGCGGCGGCTTTAGCTGGAGCGCAAGGGGAGTCTGATGGCTAACTGGTCCAACCCGGTACTGACGAGCACATACACCGATGTGCTCAACATTCTGAAAGATCGAGACGTGGATCTCGCTCTTCAGTTTGACGGCGCGACCGTCAGCAACCTGCCCACCAACACGATCCGCTGGAGCAGCACAGCCAACCGCTGGCAGAAGTGGTCCGGCTCCGCTTGGGGCGAGCTGACCACCACCTACGCGCTCACTGGCCTCAGCACCACCGGCAACGCATCGGTTGGCGGCACCCTGGGCGTCACTGGCGCAACCACGCTGGCAGCTGCGACGGCAACTACCCCGGCCACAGCCGACAACAGCACAAATATCGCCACCACGGCCTATGTGCGGGCGCAGAACTACGCACCACTGGCCAGCCCGACGCTGACCGGCACGCCCGCAGCGCCCACGGCGGCCGTCAACACCAACACCACACAGATCGCCACCACGGCGTTCGTCAACGCTGAGATCGCCAACGACGCGCTGCTGAAGACTGGCGGCACGATGACCGGCGCAATCACGCTCGCAGGTGATCCAACAGCCGACCTGCACGCGGTGCCGCGTCGGTGGGTCGAAAGCCTGGCGCCGAAGCAGAGCTGCCGGGTGGCAACCACCGCAGCGTTGACGGTCACGGCCACCAGCAGCACGCTCACCAACGCTGGCACCTTGGCCGCCTTAAGCATTGATGGCATCGCGCTATCAGTGGGCAATCGCGTGCTGGTCAAAGACCAAGCCACCACCAACCAAAACGGCATCTACACCGTCACCACGGTGGGCACTGCTTCTGTGGCATGGGTGCTGACCCGCGCTTCTGACGCCGACACTTGGACTGACCTGATTGGCGCGTTCACGACGATCGAGCAGGGAACCGTCAACGACGACACTCTGTGGATGTCAGAGACCGCTCAAGGTGGCACACTCGGCACCACAGCGATTACCTGGCAGCTTGTCAGCAACGCGCAGCTGGCAGCGGTTGGCGCGTTGGCTACCAACGGCCTGATCACACGCACGGGCGCCAGCACGGTCGCGGCACGCTCAATCGCGGTCTCTGGCACTGGCTTGTCGGTCACCAACGCTGACGGCGTTGCGGGCAACCCGACGGTCACCAGCAACGCCACCAACGCCAACACGGCCAGCACCATCGTCGCCAGGGACGCATCCGGCAATTTCTCGGCCGGCACGCTGTCGCTGGTCTCGTTCAGCTACTCCGGCAGCCCGACCAGCACTTCCACTGGTGCGTTCCAAGTGCCGTTTGGCACCACTGCCCAGCGGCCCACCGCCGCCACCGGTCAGGTGCGGTTCAACAGCACGCTGACACAGTTCGAGGGCTACAACGGCACCACCTGGGGCAAGATCGGCGGCGGCGCTACCGGCGGCGGTTCTGATGATGTGTTCATCGAGAACGGCCAGACCGTCACAACCAACTACACTTTGACTGCAGGTAAGAACGCCGTGAGCGCTGGACCCATCACGATCAACAGTGGAATCACGGTCACGGTGCCGTCCGGCGCCAGCTGGGTGATTGTCTGATCATGCCCATCACCATCAACGGAACAGGAAGCATCGCAGGGCTAAGTGCCGGAGGGTTGCCTGATGGGTGCGTCACCGCGCCTGACCTTGATGGCGCACAGACTGGCGCCGCTCCGATCTATGCGGCAAGGGCGTGGGTGAACTTCAACGGGACGGGAACGGTTGCGATCCGTGCCAGTGGCAATGTGAGCAGCATTACGGATAACGGAGTGGGGGACTATACGGTTAACTTTACGACGGCTTTGGCGGATGCGAACTACTGCATGACGCATAGCGTCGGAGATACGAGTTCTAACTCGGCGGATGACGACGCCGGAGCGCATCCTTTCACCAAAACGTCGTCATCCGCTAGGGTTTATGTGGGTTACGGTAACAGTACTGGCAACATTACTTTTGTTGATTACAACCAGATTGACCTTGCCTTTTTTCGTTGAGGACACCCCATGAACCGCATCATCTACCCCACCCCCGAAGGCGGCGTCGCCGTCATCATTCCGGCTGAGAGCGTCGAGCTGGCCCTTAAGGACGTGCCCAGTGGCGTGCCCTACGAGATTGTTACCACCGACGAGATCCCCAGCGACCGCTTCTTCCGTGGCGCCTGGACGATGGGCGACTGCTGCATCGAGCACGACCTGGAGCGCTGCAAAGAGATTGGCCACGACCATCGCCGCGCTGCTCGTGCTGCTGAGTTTGCGCCACATGATGAGGTAATCGCCAAGCAGATCCCCGGCAAAGATGCTGCCGAGGCCGAGGCTGCTCGCCAGGCCATCCGCGACAAGTACGCTGAGGTGCAGGCCTCGATTGATGCAGCTGCTGCACCTGAGGAGATCAAGGCTGCCCTGGAGGTGACCCCATGAGCAAGGTTCGTCTCACTGGCTCCACATCGGGCTACACCGAGCTGACCGCACCAGCATCGGCGGGGAACAACACGCTGGTGCTGCCCACCGGCAACGGCAGCAACGGCCAGATCCTCGGCACCGATGGTGCGGGCAACCTGAGCTGGGTTGGTGGCCGCATGGTGCTGGAGACCGCCAAGGCATCCACCAGCGGCACCAGCGTGGACTTTACCGGGATTCCGAGTTGGGTGAAGCGGGTGACGGTGATGTTTAATGGGGTGAGTACGAATGGGACCAGCATTTACCTGATCCAACTGGGAGACTCTGGGGGCATTGAAACCACCTCATACACTGGATCAACTCTTGCGGCTCAATCCAGCTTCGACAGCAGCGCAGCAGCTACTAGCACTGCGGGTTTTGCCGTTATCAATGCCAACGTTGCTGGCTATGCATACTCTGGCCTCGTTGCAATAGTCAACATCAGCGGAAACTCTTGGATTGAAAGTGGCACCTTGGTAGACACCTCCGCAGTCAGAGGTTCGCTAAGCAGTGGATCCAAGACCCTCTCCAACACCCTAGACCGTCTCCGCATCACCACCGTCAACGGCACCGACACCTTTGACGAAGGCACCATCAACCTGCTTCTGGAGGGCTGATCATGAGCACCATCGCGGTCACAAACCTCAAAAACCCCAGCGCGGCGTCTGCAGCGATCACGCTTGACACGTCCGGCAACGCCGCAGCGCCCAGCCTGGCGCCCCCTGGCACCGTTCAGTTCTACGCCGCCAATACTGCCCCAGCGGGCTGGGTCAAGGCCAACGGCGCCGCGCTGTCGCGCACCACCTACGCAGCTCTGTTTGCAGCAATCGGCACGACATTTGGCGCAGGCGATGGCAGCACTACCTTCAACCTGCCTGACATGCGAGGCGAGTTCCCCAGGGGCTGGGATGATGGGCGAGGCGTGGACACCGGGCGGGCGATTGGCACAGCGCAAGTTGCATCAAGGATTGGCTTTTTTGCTGCTTTTGGCGGTGACGTTGATGTTCAGGATGCAGATCAAACATTCAGTGCAACACGATCAAAATACAGCGTAAATAATAACCTGACAGTCACATCAGTAGACCACTCGGTGCGTCCCCGCAACGTTTCTCTTTTAGCTATCATCAAGTTCTGAGCGCCATGAACATCTTTCACTACCACCCCGACACCGGCATCTACTTAGGCCAGGGCAAGGCTGACGAGTCCCCCCTGGAGCCTGGCGTGTGGTTAATCCCTGCGCACGCCACCGAGCAAGGGCCACCCCAGCTCGGCGAAGGTGAGCAGGCCGTATGGACTGGCGATGGCTGGGACGTGCAGCCGATCCCAGAACCCGAACCCGAACCGCAGCTCATCCCCGAAATGACACCCGCCGAGAAGCTGGCTGCTGCTGGGCTGACGGTGGAAGATCTCAGGGCGCTCCTTGCTGAAGACTGATGGCCGTCCGCAGCAAAACCGGCACCGCTGCTGTCCAGCACCAGGCTGGGCCGCCTAAGACCACCAGCCAGGGGCAAGGAATGGCTTGACGACTATCGCCGCCAGTTTCCCTAGTCATTCCCACTTCTATGTCTAAAGGCATTCAACTTCCTAACGGCGATTTTTTAAAAAATTACCCGGACGTAACTCGTGTTGAAGTTGTAACTAATGAGGGACGAGAGTTTGTGCGTTACGAATGCTCAGATGTTCAAGTAAGCCTTCAAGACGAAGGACAAACAATTAAAGTTTTTCTGTTCAGCACCTATGACTGAGGCCTCTTAACCACCTTCACTAGACACCCGTCCTAAACTCCCACCATCACCCATC